AGCGAAATGAAAAAGATGAAGGACGAGATGGGCAAGTACAAGCAAGAGCTTGCTGCTGCCAAAAAGGAGTTCAGCTCACAAGCTGCTGCCAAGCCCATCAAGCACAACCCTTCAAAAGAGCAAGCCCACAAGGTAGAATTTAACCGCCCGATGAAGGCGATTGACCGAGTCCTTGCACGTCTTAACAACTAATAAAAAATAGAAAATGGCTACGACCACTTCAATCACTACTTCGTATGCAGGACAATTTGCGTCCAAGTACATCTCTGCTGCTCTTTTGAGCGCAGACACCCTTGACAAAGGGCTTGTTGAAATCCTCCCAAACGTAAACTTCAAGACCACTCTTCAGAAGGTCAACACTGACGATATCGTTAAGGACGCTACTTGCGACTTTACCGCTACGTCTACCTTGACTTTGACTGACCGTGTGCTTGAGGTTGAGCCGTTCCAAGTTAACCTTCAGCTTTGTAAGAAAGACTACTACGATTCTTGGATTGGTGGTCAGATGGGCTTCTCTGCTTACGATAGCATTCCTGCTTCGTTTGCTGACTTCTTGATTGCCCACGTTGCTGCCAAGACTGCCCAAAAGATTGAGCAGAACATTTGGAATGGTAACGCTGCTTCAGCAGGTGAGTTTTCAGGATTCCTTTCTTTGATGACTGCTGACTCTGACGTAGTTGACGTAACTGCTACCACCATAGATAGCTCGAACGTTATTGCTCAGCTTGGTCGTGTGGTAGATGCCATTCCTTCAGCACTTTACGGCAAAGAGGACCTCACGATATACGTCAGCCAATCGACTGCCAAGAGCTATGTAAGAGCTTTGGGTGGCTTCGGTACTTCAGGTCTTGGTGCTAATGGTGTTGACAACAAAGGCACTATGTGGTACGGACAGGGTGACTTGTTCTTCGATGGCATCCGTGTTGCTATGGTAAATGGCCTTCCTTCTAACAAGATGGTAGCTGCTCAATCAAGCAACCTGTACTTCGGAACAGGACTCCTCAACGAGCGCAACGAGGTTCGCATCCTTGATATGGCTGACCTTGATGGCTCTGATAACATCCGTGTTATCTTGCGTTTCTTCGCAGGTGTACAATACGGTATCGGTACTGACGTAGTTCTCTACTCTTAATCCGAGTACATAAGTTAAACCATAGGGGGGTGGTGGTTTCAAAGCCCCATCCCCCTTTTTAATTCAAACAAACAAAATGGCTTGTGATTTATTAACAAAAGGACGTGCAGTACCGTGTAAAGACGTGGTGGGTGGAATACACAAAATCACGTTCATCAACTTTGGAGACATTGATTCAACCGAGTTCGCTTTTACGAGCGATGAAATCACCGACATCAGTGCAACTTTTACCGCTTACGTTTACGAGGTAAAAGGCAATAGCTCATTCGAGCAGACATTCAACTCAAGCCGTGAGAATGGTACTACCTTCTTCACGCAGACGTTGAACCTAACCTTACCAAAACTTACTAAAGAAGACAATAAGCAGTTGAAGCTAATGGCCTATGGACGCCCACAGGTGGTAGTTCAGGACTACAATGGCAATGCTTTCTTTATGGGTCTAAACTACGGAGCAGAGGTAACAGGTGGAACGATTGTAACGGGTGGTGCTATGGGTGACTTGAGTGGCTACACTTTAGTGCTTGAGGCACAGGAGCAATTACCTGCTAACTTTATCGCAGGTGCTACTGTTGCTGACCCATTTGCAGGACTTACGAGCGCACAAGTAACGCTTGAGCTGAACTAATTCCTAACGTATATTAGCATCAGCAATTCGAGAGAGTGCTGACGTTATAAGATGGAGAGGGGGCGAAAGCCCCCTTTTTTATTACAAAAACATTTCGTGAGGTTATTTACTTGAGATGCATATTCTACAAGTATCGGACTCGTCCCAATCAATTACGATAATCCCACGCTCCTTCCCTGCGAGTGTAACGATTGCGTTGGTGGACGAATCAACAAACGACACGGCAACACCTGCGGTAACGGCTTCCTCTGCGAATGGGTTTATGACCCTTACAGGGACTTTCTCGTTGGTGAACAACCGCTTCTATGGTTTGAAAGTTTTTAACGCAGGAAATCTAATCTATCGTGATAGGGTTTTCGTAACTTCACAAACCGAATACGATAAATTCACGGTAAACCAAAATGTCTACACGGAAGCAACAAGCTACGACAACGACTTCATCATCATCTAAAGTCCACGTTGTCAATTTAAGTTCCTACACCACCCCGAACATCACGGAGGTGCAGGGCAAGGATTGGATTCAGTATGGTGATGACAACAACTACTTCCAATACCTAATTGACCGATACAACGGAAGCCCCACCAACAACGCCCTAATCAATGGCGTGGTGGACTTTATCTATGGTGAGGGCTTGGATGCTACGGACTCGGTTCAAAAACCTGCCGAGTACGCAGCGATGAAGGGCTTGTTCAACAAGGACTGCGTTAAAAAGTTGGTTGCCGACTACAAGATGATGGGGCAATGTGCCATTCAGGTCATCTACTCGCAAGACCACAACACCATCGTAGAGGTAGAGCACATCCCCATTGAGAGCCTACGTGCTGAAAAGTGCAACGATGAAGGCGAGGTTGAGGGTTACTACTACGCCAAAGATTGGGAGGATGTTGCTCAACGCAAAGAGACACCTATACGCATACCTGCTTTTGGCAAAAGCCGTGAAGGTTTGGAGGTATTGTACATCAAACCATACCGAGCAGGATTCTACTACTACTCACCAGTAGACTATCAAGGCGGCCTACCCTATGCGGAGCTAGAGGAGGAGATTGCCAACTTCTTCATCAATCACGTTCAAAACTCTTTTTCTCCGTCAATGTTGATTAACTTCAACAACGGAGTTCCGAGCGAGGAGGAGCGTAGGCAGATTGAGATGCAGATTGCTAACAAGTTTAGCGGCACGAGTAACGCAGGTAAGTTCATCTTGGCGTTCAACGACAATGCCGAGTCAAAGGCTACGTTGGAAACGGTGCAACTATCCGATGCCCACAACCAATATCAGTTCCTATCCAACGAGTCTATGCAGAAGCTCATGGTAGCGCATAGAATCACCTCACCGATGCTCATGGGCATCAAGGATAACACAGGGCTTGGAAACAACGCAGAGGAGCTTAAAACGGCTTCTATCTTGTTTGAGAACATCGTCATCAAGCCGATGCAAGAAACGCTCTTGGATGGCATCAACAAAATCCTTTCGTACAACGACCTTCGCCTGAACGTATACTTCAAGACGCTTCAGCCGCTTGAGTTCAGCAACCTCGTTGTGGAAGACGCTGAAGTTATTGAGGAAGAAACAGGAATCAAGGTCACCGAAGCAACGCCTGTTGATGGATTTCCTGCTGACGCTCAAGAGGAGCTTATTCAGAAGGAAGCATCGTACAACGGAGCGCAGATTGCAAGTTCGCTTCAGATTATGGAATCGGTGAAGAATGGCATCCTAACGGTTGACCAAGCCATCACCTTCCTTGTGCAGATGCTTCAGTTTGACCCACAGGTTGCGAAGGCTCTCTTTGCTGGTAACTCGGCAAACGTGATCACGCAGATGAAGTCGCACAAGTTCAAGCAAGACGTTCCTGAATTCACCCACGAGGAAGAACACAAGTGGATTGAGGCTCTGCGGGGAAAGGGTGAGGTCGTTGACTTAAACGAATGGGAACTCATCTCTGATGAGGTAGTCAGCGACCCCGACAATGAGGACACCCACCTCGCCAAGCAGTATAACTTTGCAGTAGAGGACTTCAGCAATGCCGATGAAAAGAGCAGTGCTGATAGTGGCTTGTACAAAATACGCTACGCCTACACCCGAAACCTATCTGCCAATAGCCGTGACTTCTGCCGTGAGATGGTGGGAGCAGCAAACGGAGGAATAGTATTCCGCAAGGAGGACATTGATATGATGAGCTTTAGCGGAGTCAATGGTCAGTTTGCCCCCGAAGGCCAAAGCGTCTACTCTATTTGGAAGTGGAAGGGGGGAGCATTCTGCCACCACGCTTGGAGGCGTTTGGTCTACTTCCGCAAACGTGATGGAGGCAAGTTCCTACCCAACGATGGATTGGAGAACGACAAGGTGGTTTCTACGGAGGCTGCTATCAAAGCAGGTGTGCCATCAAAGAAGCTCAACCCAAACGCTTGGGAACAGGCTCAAACACGCCCAATAGACACACCCTCACGGGGTTCACTTAAATACAAATAAGAATAATGGCAACGGCACTTTGGATTAAGAGAGAAGATTTGGTGCGGCAGACCGCACTTGGTGGCAACGTGGACACGGACAAGTTCATTCAGTTCATCAAGATTGCACAGGAAATCCACATCCAAAACTACACAGGCACTAAACTCTACGACAAGATTAGTGCTGACATCATTGCAGGTACGTTGTCAAACCCTTACTTGGCGTTGGTAAATGACTACTTGCAGCCTATGCTCATCCATTGGGCTATGGTTGAGTACTTGCCTTTTGCTGCGTACACGATTGCCAACGGTGGGGTATACAAGCATACTAGTGAGAACTCAACAAGCGTAGAGAAAAACGAGGTTGACTTTCTGGTGGAGAAGGAGCGTAACATAGCGCAGTACTATACTGACCGCTTCATCACCTACATGAGTTACAACCAAGCTACGTTCCCTGAATACTATCAAAATTCAAATGCTGATGTCTACCCAGATACGGACGCAAACTTCGCAAGTTGGGTCTTGTAGAAAGACCTACGAGCCAAAAAAGCAAAATGTGATTAAACTAAAAAAGTATCTAAATGACTTGGGGACAGGGAGCAGTAAACAATAGCATCGGATGGGGTCAGGGATATGACAACCTCATCGGGTGGGGTTCGGTGTATGGGAGCAGCTATACGGGTGACACTAATATAACAGGAGCGTAATGGGAACAACATTAACGGGGACTACCCCACAAACTACCTACGATAGTCTTATTAAGGTTACGGACAACGCTCCGCTTACGGGGTCGTTAAAGACGTTAACGGATGGCTTGGGTAATGACTCGGCTCTTGCTTTGTCTACAGGTGCGGCAAGTGTAACGGGTACGTTGGCGGTATCAAGCAACCTTACGGTGGATACTGATACGTTGTTTGTTGATGCTGCGAATAATCAGGTTGGTATTGGAACGAGTAGCCTTTTTGGAAAGTTCAACCTTGCTGATGCTTCAAATGCTCGTTTAGAGGCTACGCCTGTTGCTGATGGTGTTTCTTTTGAGGTATTAGATAGCGCACGAGCGAATCCTCTCGACTTCAAAGTTTTTGCTAATGACATCACATTTAACACGAAGGTTAGCGGCTCTTACACCGAGCGTATGCGTGTTGATTCCGCAGGACTCGTAGGCATCGGCACTTCGAGTCCTTCTGAACTTTTGCATTTATCTACAACGCTTGGAGGCTCAAGTGGGGTTGGAACTGCCATTCAAATAACAAGCGGAGGAGCAGGAGGCGACCAAGCATTCATCGGTGTAAACAAAGGCACAGGTAATGGTTTAGAGATTAGTGTTGAAAATAGGGACATCATATTCAACACAGGTGCGCTTACGCCATTTGGTGGAACCGAGCGTATGCGTATCACCTCATCAGGAAACGTAGGCATTGGCACGAGTTCGCCAAGTATTTATTCTACTTTAACCCTTAATAAAGACGGAGCATCAGAATATTCGAGCGTTCTTGCAACAAATGCAAACTCAACTGCTGCTTTGTATGTTGGTGTTGGTGGGAGTTCAGTTGGTAATACTGCGTTGCGAAATAATGCTTATGTTCTTAATGCGTCAGCATCCGATTTGATATTGGGAACTTCCGACACCGAACGTATGCGTATCACCTCTACGGGAGCGGTAGGCATTGGGACGAGTTCTCCCTCTCAAAAATTGCACGTTGAAGGAAGCATAGCTCTTGCCTATGGCAGCTCTTTACACGCAGCCAATGCTACTTATACCACATTGCTTGAAACGGGGTACAACGGAAGCAGCGACTTTGTGAGCCTATATACTGCGGGTAACAATGCAGCAAACGCAACTGCTAAAATCACAATGCTTGCCAATGGCAACTGCGGCATTGGCACCTCGAGTCCTGCTACAACACTTGACGTTAATGGCGATATAAAAACATCGGGCAACATCCTACTATCATCAGCAGGGGGCATCTACTTTGACAATGCCGCTTCTAAATATCTTGATGACTACGAGGTGGGGACTTGGACGCCTACTATTTCATTTGGTCGTGCGTCTGTTGGTGTAACGTATGGCGCAGGTAACGCAGGACAATACACTAAAATAGGCAGACAAGTAACGGTTACTGCTTTTGTTATATTAACAAGCAAAGGAAGTTCAACAGGTACTGCTCGTATTGGTGGTTTACCTTTTGTGATTGGCGCATCCACAGGATATTACTCTGCACCTGCTCTTGGTGCTTTTAGTCAATTATCTTACACAGGAACTGCACAAGGATTTGGTGAAGTTAACGCTCAAACGATTGAATTAAATGAAGTAAGTGAGGCGGGTACGCAAACTGATATAAACGATACCAACTTTACCAACTCTACTTCATTCGTTGTATCATTCACCTACTTCGTATAAAAAATAAAACAACAAAAAAATGATTGAAGAAGTAACATACATCTCGGCCTTCAACGTCAAGCCCGATGGCAGTATTGAGGTACGCAAGACCACAGACGTTACCAAAGATGGCGCAGTTATCGCATCGTCTTATTGGCGTTGTGTGTTGCAACCCCACGACCCATCAGCCGATGAGGTATTGGGAGCAGAAGGCTACTATCGCCAACTCGCTACCGATGCTTGGTTGCCGTTCCCCGTTCCCGTAGCAGAGGAGCCTATCGCTGATGAGCCTTTGGCAGAAGAACCGACAAGCGAAGAACCTATCGTTGAATCAACAACCGAAGAACCAACGGAAGACCCTAATTTAGCATAATGGAACATTTGACCCAACGCCTTGAGCAACTGAAGCAGCAAGAGTCTGCCCTTATTATGCAACTTGATGAACTGCGTGTGCTGATACAAGCATACCAAAATACCCTTGAAAATGACAAAGGAGTCGGCTGATAGCGTTATCACATCTTGGTCGCTTACTGGTGCAGGTCTACTTGTTGGCTACGTCCATCAAGTGTTGGGCTTGGCGGTGTTATGCGCATCACTTGCCTACACATTGTGGAAGTGGCGCAGGGATTGGCTAAAAGAGCAAGAGCGTAAGAATGCTGATTGAGCGCATCTTTAAGAACCCAAAGACAACGGTATTAGGTCTACTTATGGTAGGCCTTTGCTTTGTCTTGGTGTTTTACGAGAAGGCTACCCTAACGGAAGTATCTGCGTTCTTGATGGGGGCATTTGCCCTTATGTTTTTAAAAGACCCTAAAGATGAAAAAACAAGTAGTAAGTAACCACGTCAGCAAGAGCAAGAAGCGAGGTAAGCATTCCAAGAGTGCATCTAGCAACAAGCGGAGCAAGAACTACAAGAAGCCCTACGCAGGGCAAGGTCGTTAAGTCGGTCTATCAATTCTTGCTAAAATTGTCAAATAGGGTTAACGTATTCTACCCAAACTAATCGGCTCACCAATGAGAACACTCAAACGCATCATCCTCCATTGTACCGCCACCCCCGAAGGCAAACACTTTGACGTTGACACCATCCGCAGGTGGCACGTTAAGGATCGTGGTTGGAAAGACATTGGCTACCACTACGTCATCTACCTTGATGGCTCGGTACATAAAGGCAGACCCATTGAACAGGCAGGAGCGCATACATCTGGTCACAACGCTGACTCGATTGGCGTGGTGTATGTTGGTGGGTGCGATAGCAAGATGAAAGCCAAAGACACTTTGAACGAAGCACAAGAGATTGCGATGGTTAATTTGATACAGGCATTGAGAGCAGAATACGGAGAGCTATCGCTTCACGGACACAACGAGTACGCTAACAAGGCCTGTCCTTCGTTTAACGTCAAAACCAAATTTCATTGGCTTCTTTAGAGGACTTCATCAACGATTTAGAAAATGCGCCCCAACCAACTTGCAACATTGACAATCCTGACGAGTGTACTTCTTGCGGCAGTTAGCGGATGCAATTCTGCCAAACCTATCCTAGAGAGTGTGATTGTGAAGGACACGGTGATTGTCACCGAAACAAAGTACCTAATAGACACATTGGAGGTGATGAAGGACACCGTGATTTACCAAGACAAGGTGCGAGTGCAGCTCCAGTACGTAGACCGAAAGGTCGTGGTTGAGGCTGCTTGTGAGCCTGATACAATCCGTGTGGTACAAACGAAGGTGGTCACCAAGCAAGAGCCGAAGACAAATAAATGGACTTTGGAATCCTGCTTGGGTGCTTTGGCATTCATCTTGACGTTTGGCTACCTCATCAAGAGGTGGATTGACAAACTGACGGAATAAGCCCGTAGAGGGAGTTTATATGCGTTCTAATACACTTTCTACCAAAAGTGGGATGGTTGTATGGTTTCGGGTATAAAAATCGCTTAAATCAAAGATTCCTTTCTTTTTCTTTGTTAAGTTTCTTTTTCTTTCAAGTACTTGGTTAAGTTAATATATTACTTGATTAAGTTAGTAAGTAAGTTAAGTAAGTTGGATAAAAAACAAAATAAACTTGACTTGTGCAAGTGCCTATGCTAATTTATAATCATTCTAAATAGTGAGTGAATACGTTTTTTTATATTGGGATGATTTACCTTTGAGCAAATCGGAAACCAATGAGCAAGACACCAAGCTACTACATCGGGAAAACGCTCGGCATAGAGGCGAAGGATGTGGTGATGGACTTCCAACCAGATAACTACAATTTAGGTACGGCACTCACCTACCTGATGAGAGCAGGAAAGAAGCCCAACAACCCCATCACCCAAGACATCCGCAAGGCGATCGCACACCTTGAGTTTGAATTAGAACGCCAAATAAAACAACAAACCCCCGATGAGCATTCAGGAACAAGCGCAACAGGTAAAATCAACGATGTCAAGTATGCAGTACTATACTAACCCTGCCAAGCGCAGGAAGATTGACTTCTTACTGGCTGAATGCGCTTCCCTGTTCGCCAACTGCGACTCTACCTACCAAGCTCGTCAAGAGGCCAAATACAAAGAGCAATCAATTCTTGCAGAGATTGCAAAGATTGACTACCACTTCGCCATCCAATGCGGGTTCCTGCAACAGGACATCTGAAGTCCTACCACGTGGTCGTGGGCAAAGTCCCAAGCCTAAATATGTTCTACGCATCCAAGCATTGGACAGTTAGAGCAAAAGCCAAAGAGAAACACACGGCAGAGGTCTTGGAGCAGTTGAGTCATTACGACTGCGTACCCATTCAGCACGTTTACATTACCTGTAAGGTCAACTACCGCTATGACATAGACAACTCCATCATGGCGGTCAAGTTTGCCCTTGATGCGTTCCGTAAATGGGGAGGAGTAAAAGATGATTCAAAAGCCTATGTGCGTAAGCTGAAGATGGAACACGACCCCGACATTCATCCCGACACCGCAGAAATTACGTTTCAAGGTTTGTTGGTTGACCAAAGTTGATTATATTTGCTCAAACTAAAAACCAATCACAATGACACTCTCACTTTCTCAAGACACTTATTCTCAAACAATAATTGCGCAAGGTGCGCAAATCAAAGCACTCCAAAACCGAGTACAGGAGCTGGAGGCAAAGGTTGAAGTTCTGCAACGCAGCATTGATACCTCTCTTTTTATCTAATCTAAAAACCAATCTATAATGGCTAAAATTGTTTCAATCACCCCGAAGGGGCAATGGCAAGACCTTTTCAAGTTGGAGATCCGTTTTGACAACGGTGACTTCGGAACGGCATTTGCCAAATCACCAACTCCCTCGTACAACGTAGGCGATGAGGTGGACTACACCAAAAACGAAAAGGGTACTATCAAAATCAACAAACCATTTGGTGGTGGATTTAGTGGAGGTAACGGAGGCAGCTTTGCCAATACTTCGAAAGTGTCAGGCGATGAACGCTCCGCCTCCATTATCCGCCAAGTAGCTCTCAAGGCTGCAGTTGAGTACGCTTGTGCAGCAGGTCACGATGTGAATACCATCTTGGCTAACGCAGCAACATTCAATGAGTGGATGACTGGTAACCAATCAACCGCCACCCACCAAGAGCATTTCGCTACACGCAACGAGAGTCCGTTCTGATTGGTTTCTTCGGACGTTGCGCAAGAGCCTCCTTCGGGAGGCTTTTTTTATTGGAGATCGTGTGTATATTAGCAACACCAATCAGAATATGAAACATCCCGACTTAATACCAAACGAAGCCTCGCTTCCCTACCTTCAAAGGGCGTTGAAGGGCAAATACTTTGACACAGGCAAACTCGGTGTCTACGAACTAGATGAGTACGTCCGCTTCAAGGATGGTGAGTTCATCGTAGTTACAGGCCACGCCAACGTGGGCAAGACCCATACGCTGATGTATATGATGCTTCTTCAGTCCTACAATATGGGCAAGAAGTGGCTCATCTATTCGGCAGAGAACGAGGTCGCATCCCTCAAGCGTAAGCTCATTGAGTTCCTTGTATGCAAACCAATTCAGGGCAT